CAATAACACGTTTAGCGGTTGAACCGCCTACGACTGAAGAGTGTTGCTTTGAGTTTCCTTTAATTTACCTATTGAGTTTGCAGATTATCATACATAAATTTAGTATGTCAACATTTAATTTATTAATAAATTGCTTGACACATGGAAAAAGGGTAAGTAATGTGTGCTTATGTTAGAAAAACAAGTTGAAGCATACTTTAAAAAAGTAGTCGAACAGTTAGGCGGCAAGAGCTACAAGTTTACATCGCCAGCGCATCGGGGTGTGGCTGATCGTGTAGCCTGTCTGCCTAACGGTCAGACATGGTTTGTAGAAATAAAAACAGAGGGCGGTAAGCTGTCAGAACTGCAGAAGTTATTTGCGTCTGATATGCAAAGGCTCAATCAACATTACGCATGTTTATGGAATAAGGATGATATAGATGAGTGGGCTAAAGCTACGACCCTATCAAGACACGGCGGCTGACTTTCTGTATGAGCATGATCGTGCCATGATTTTAGCGCCTGTGGGTGCAGGCAAGACTGCCATCACGCTCACTGCTATGCAAGACGCTATTGAGGCTGAGGTAGTGTCACGCTTCTTAGTGTTAGCCCCTAAGCGCGTCTGTACTGACGTGTGGCCTGTCGAGCAACCGAAGTGGGCGCCTAAGCTTAAGCTTGTTGTGGCTGTCGGTACGCCTAAACATCGTGACGCAGCATTTGCGTCTGACGCAGATATTGTGGTGCTGAACTATGATAATTTGCAATCTATACATAATTTGAACGGCATTGACGGGATTGTGTTTGATGAGTTAACCAGGCTAAAGAACCCGTCAGGCGCACGTTTCAAGGCGCTGTCAAAGCTATTAGACAAGATCAACATACGCTGGGGCTTGACAGGTAGCTTTACTAGCAACGGTCTAGAGGATGTGTTCGGTCAATGTAAGATTGTGGATCAAACAATATTAGGGCGTAGCAAGGGTGCGTTCATGCAACAACACTTTATCTTAATCAATAAAGAATACGGTGACTGGGTGCCAAGACCTAACGCACTTGAGCAGGTCATGGAGATTATTAAACCTGCCACCTTTGTGTTAGATGCTGGCGAGTATAAAGACAAACTGCCACTACTGCATACTGTCGAGCTACGCTGTGATATGGACGACAGATTGCCGTATGAGAAGATGAAAAAGGACTTTGTTGTTCAGTTTGGTAACACACAGATTGCTGCAGTTAACGCTGCCGTGGTGACATCTAAGCTACAGCAGATGGCGTCAGGTTTTATCTATGACGCAGATGCCGTACCGACATGGTTCAGCAAGCATAAGTTTGATCGGCTTGATGAACTGCTAGAAGAGAACCAACACGCTAACACGATCATTGCATACGCATTTAAAGAAGAGTTAGCAGAACTTAAGCGACGTTATCCGAAGGCGGTAACGCTAGATGATGACGATGCCATTACACGATGGAACGATGGCAAAGTAGAACTACTGTTAGTGCATCCTAAGTCTGCAGGTCACGGCCTCAACTTACAGCATGGTGGCAGCAAGATTGTATTCCTATCGTTGCCCTGGAGCCTTGAGCTTTATGAGCAGACGATAGGCCGTTTACACCGTAGCGGACAAAAGCATGATGTATGGTGTTACGTGATGTTGACAAATAAAACCGTTGATGAACGTATATGGGCAGCCCTGCATGACAAACGGGCTATTTCTGATATTGCGATGGAAGAATTAACATGACTAGATTATGTATTGTAATGGATGATATGTAGGTAAAAGCTAACATTATGACCACTATAAAGGAGAATTGCATGACTAAAGACGAAGCATTAAAACTAGCGATTAAAGCACTTGAAGCTTGCAAAGAAGCACTAGAGCAACCAGCGCAAGATTATGTGTTGATATGTAAAAGATGTGGTGATGATTTAGGTATTGAATATGTGCCTGATGAACAACCAGCGCAAGAATGTAAGCTCTGCACAGCAAGGGATATCAACTTTGATGATGACTTTGACTCTATTGCGCTATATAACCTATTAGATGAATATCCAGACAATAGTAAGGACGCATAATGAATGATGTAAAGATATTCTTGACATGCCTATTTTTAAGCTTTATAGTGGGCGCATATACAGTCGTGTTGGTTAACAAAGACCGATACGGCTGTACAGTAGAAGTAAGAGATGTTGGCGGTATCACACATGTATTTTCTGGAAAGGTTTACTAATGACTAGATTGAATTGGCGATCACTTAATGCGCAGCTTACTACGTTAAGCGAAGATGAAGTGTTAGCTTTGTTAAACAATGAACGTGAAGGCGAGAAGCGTATCTCTATGCTACAACGTTTACATCAACGCTACACTATCTTACGTGCTGCACGTGAGCGTGTAGAGATATTGAAAGGAGCAGTACGCCCATGAACAATCGTGAGATTTGGAGTGAGCAAAACTTTAAGTTCGGTCATATAGACCCTACGCCTTGGATTCCGTTTGATGACGAGCCAAGTTATTTAACTAAATTATGGAGAAAATTAACATCATGGGTTTATACACGGTAAAAGTTTATGGCATCGAGCTAGATGTCTACGCAGACGTAGAAGTTGAACGTGACCCGCTAGGGACTGGAGACAGTCCTGCAGCGACTTACGTTGACATCACAGCTATCGAGTTAGTTGATGCAGCAGTTGACATCACTACGCTACTAAGTGACGCGGTACTAGAGAAGATAGGTACGCAAGTACAGGAAGAGGCAAAGTATGAGTAGCGGCGCAGATAGAGAGTTTGTGCTATGTGACTCATGCGGGGCAGAAAAGTATGAGGACGAGGTGTGTCCGTGGTGTAACTTAAAAGTTAGCCCGCTAAATAAACAAGAGGGCGGATCACACTACAAAGACATGATTATTCAGCCAGTAGAATACATCACGGCTAACCGACTAGGTTTTTTAGAGGGCAACGTAATCAAGTACATTACACGGCATATTGCTAAAAACGGCGCTGAAGATATACGTAAGGCCATACACTATTGTGAACTAATATTAGCGACTAGATATAAGGATATAAAATGAGCTACGAACAACAGTTAAAGTATGAACGGTTAAAAGAATCAATGTATAATCTTATGGCAGAAAAGCCTCAGACGCGTCGTATGTTGATGGAAGCGTTTAACTTAGGTAAAGATCAGTTGAGCAATCATCTACATCGCTTGATTGATAAAGGCTACATCAAGCTACATAAAGATAAGATTGAAGAACGTAGACTTAAAACTATCATGGTGTCACAGTATTATGCTAACCCTGATATGCCGTTCAAACTTAAAACTGTAGAGCAATTAGCAAAAGAGACCGCAGAACGGTTCGCTGGGTCTGGCGTTAAGAAAAGAAAACGCGAAGAGGACCCGCCAGGTGTTTATCGTTTATTAGACTATCCACTTGCTGCGCCAAAAAGAACTCACAAGAAAACAGTTGTGAGTATCGCTAGTGGCTTTAATCAGTTGGGGTGGTAATCATGAAAGATCAAAAAGTGCAGCTACAAAAATGGTGTTGGTGGGATAAAGGTGAATGTGTCGTTGAAGTGCTGAGGTCAGGTCACTTTCCCACTACTGCTATGGTAAAAATGCCAAATGACCGTGAAATAGAGATAGATATTGATGAATTACGCATTAACTTTGACTGAATACGCGATTTGCTACTTCCCTGCCTTTTTGGCAGGGGTTTGCACTTGTGGGGCTATGGTAGCCTTAACCCCACTCTGTTCTCGCGTTATACGTCGATTGCAAAAGCCAAAAATCTACCGATTTTAATAAAAAATCGTTTTAAGAGTCATATTCGTCAGCTTCGACATACATCTCTAATCCGTCACCACTAAATTCAATTCTGCCCATGTTAGTGGTGATTGTGATTACTTCAGTATCATAATCAACTTCGATTTCTTCAATTGTTTGGCCTAAAAGGTCATCACAAATTTCTTCAGGTGTGCGTTCAGACATAGTTACCTCAGCATATCAGAGTTAATGGTCAGTCGGCTTACTTCACCAAACTGTTTTGAATAGGTAATCACTTTTGCATCTCTACCTGACAGCCATCCGCCACGCGCAGAATACGCATCACCTGGTGCTAGTGTACGATGTTGCTCGACAATCATCAAGTTGTTTTCTTTAACATCAATAGAATGATAATGCCCCATGTGCGCGTAGGCGTGTTTAGTACGTCCAAACATCTCACGGAACTGCCCTGCAAACACTTCAGATACGTTTGACACCTTACGTTTATGTCCGTGATGGAAGAACAGCGCAGTCTTACCAAACTCATACGCGTTGTACGGGTTAGGTGATTTGTCAACCGTTATGCGCGGTTCGTTCTCATACAATACGCTGAACCACTCACGTAGCCATATCTGTGACACAGGATCGTGGTTAGCATCTGCCATGATGATGTGTACGTGTTGGTGTTTAGCAAGCAACATGTCAATGACTGTGCGTAGTACACGGATTGCTGAACGCACGACTTTAGCAAAGCGTGTGTCTACGTCAAGTAGATGCTTAGATGCTGGCGTGACTGCGTCCATGCCATCGAAGTGTAAGAAGTCTGATAGTTGTGCAAACACGGCTGTGTCTGCGTTAGGTGATTGTGCAATGGCCTGTTCAAACCACTTGACTACTAACGCCTGTGCAATGTCAAGGTCCCAGTTCTCGCCAGCCTCTTCATCCCAGGCAAGCATGCCCAAGTGGTAGTCAGTTATAACGTAACAGTTGAGCAGGTTGTCATTACCGAGTGCAGGTGCAGGTAGCGCAGTCAAACGAGGGATGTCGTCTTTCATGCCGTCAATGACTGCCTTCATCATCTCTTGCAGTTTGCTGTCGTCTATCTTAGACTTGACCCATTGACCTGACGCTTTACCTTCAGCGTTGTAGTAGGTTGACACACCTCTAACAATGAACGGTTCTGGTACAGGTCGCACCATGTCTTGCTCAGGTGCATATCCGCTTGTGGCAGCACGGCGGCGTAATAAACCGATGGCTTCTACAATCGTGCTATGGTTAAGGTTTAATGATCTGGCGGCAGATCTAATTCCACCGTATTCGTTGACTGCATCTACAAATTCTTTTTGTCTTTCTGTTGCGTAAGCCTTTAAGCCTTCATCGATTAACATTTTCTTGGTCTCTAACCCACTCTTGTAAGTGTAGCAATTGTAAGACGTCAGACGCGCAATCTAAGGGACTAGCGTAGACGGTACTAGGTACATCGCTTTCGGTTTTTCCATCAATGCTTTCGGTGGTGTCGGAAATGTCGGACACGTCACGGGTATCTGTGTTGCGCACCCATTTAATATTAGGGTGAGCAGCGTAGTAAGCATTAAGTTTCTTGACTGCATTTGCATATTCCTTCGTTACATTAGAAGTAATTTGTTTCTGTTCGGTGACAATTGCGTTATTCTTTTGTTGCAAAGCTTCAGTACGTATGCTTAATTCTAGCTTAAACGCATCAAACTTTGCCTTTTCGCCTGCATAGCCTTGATAGTAACCCAGTAACCCAGCGGCTACAATAGCGCAGGCCACGGTGATCTGTTTCCAGTATAGTATCCAAAGATTCATTTGGTGAGCTTAGTTGTAGATATAAAACGTAAAGCCATATTAACACCAGAGATAACGGTAACAATAGCGAAATATACGCGAGGATCAAAATAGCCTTGCACAATATTAAGAGACGCTTCACATGCTGCTCCTACACCGACAATAAAGTTAAACCATAATACCTTAGATTTATACCATTGCTTCATAGTGTTTTACCTGATTGGAAATCTTGTAAAGTTAATCCGCTTGTGTATTGACAATGCGCTAATTCTTTAAACTTGCCAGTCCATCTGCCAGCCCATTCCAAGCCTAGCTCTTCTGCGATGATCCCGCAAGCAGTAAATAGCGCTTTGTTATCCCATGCGGCTTTACCGTTGACGATTGGGCAGAAGTCAAACGCAACTTTCCAGTTATGGAACGACTGACCTGCCTTAGCGTTAGTGACTATCTTACCTGGTGTTGTGCGACCTTGATTGTAGAGCGCTGTTTGAGATTCCGTATCACGGAACGTTGACGTGATAATGATGTCGATGTTTTGCTTGGCGCATGAAAATATGAATCGCTCACATAGCGTTTTGACTTTAGGATGTAAGTCTGACAGATTACGGCTATTTACCAAAATAGATAGTTCCCATGACAAGGCCACCCACGATCAGCCATACAATACGCTCGACCCATGCGCTACCTGCGTGTGCAACTTCAATCTTGTTCACTCTACCTTCAAGTGTGTTTTGGTTTTGATCGTAGTTATCCATGCGTCTGAACAACGTAATCATACGTTCTTCCATACGGGCTAAAGAGATGATTGCCTCGCCTACCTTATCCAGCTTCTCTTCGATTCTATTCAGTCGGGTTGTTTGATCGTCCATGATAAAGTCCTATTGTGCTAATGCGTTTACTGATTGTGATAATGCTTCTGGGTTTTTTTGTATGGCTAGATATATTGCATTACGTTGCGCAATAGGAAGCGTATTAAGTAAGGTATTTAATGATTCGCCTGAACGCATACCTTCAAATAAAACGTCCATAGTTTTTCTATTTACTTTATCGCGTAATAAATTAATAGTTTTATTAGTAACGGCTATTTTAGGGTCTAGTATGTTAGGAATATCAAGGCCCCTTAAATTTTTACGTACGACGTCGCTAAGCACATCTGTGCCAGCGGTAGCTTGCTCAGCCATATTACTTTTACGAACTAATTGTTCAGCAATATTGTTAACCGTATTCATTTGTTGAGGCGTTAATACTTTAGCTAAGTCGCCTTCTTCGTATCTAGCGTACCCCGTTGCTTTTTTAAGTAAAGCTTGTTCCCCTCTACCCAATGAATTAAGAAACGGTCTTACTGATTCTTTACCCTCTGGCGTACTTAATATAGTTCGCATTTGATTTAATACTACAGCTTGATTAACTGGTTCTGAGCCTACTTTAAATGCTTGTCTAGCTTGACCGTATGCAGGTATTCTAGCTTCTATCGCAGACAGATAATCTGTTAATACACCTTGCGTAGCACGTTGTGCGTCAACGCCTACGTTTTTAGTTGCTGGAGAGTTAGCAATATCTGATAAGGCACGTTTAATGTAATGCAAAGATTCACCTGTAATCTGAGGTGTACCGCCTGCTCTAGTTGCCGTTTGCGTACCTGGTACAGCTTCACCAAAAATAAATGGGCGACCTTCACGTTTAGCTAATTCTTTTGCTGCGTTGATGGTGCCTTCTGGCAATCGATTAAAAATTGCGTTTAACTCAGGATCAATAGGAATAATGGCTTTATTTGCTTGCGCGTATAATGGCCCTGCAGCCGCAGTACGTGCAGTTTCGGCTATAGCTTTGTCAGGCGTAACGCCTTGTAAGTTAGCCATACGCGCTTCTTCTTGACCTTGCAATACTGGTCTAAATTTGTAAGGTCTATATTTTACTGCTTGCGCTTCAAGTGCTTGTAATGGCGCAGCATCTACGCCTGCAATAGCTTGCCCTGCAGTTAAGTCACTAGGCGCTGAAGATGCTGCAGCTTTAACTGCATCTAATTTAGGTCCAGCAAGTTCTTGTACAATTCTACCTGCTTTAATTTGAACTAATTTACCTGTTGCTCTATCAACTATCCAACCTGCGGCTTTTGCTAAAGGCGGTAAAATAATCATGCCTGTTGCGGTTTCTGTAATCCCTTTTAATACGTTTAACCCAGCTTCGGCTGAACCTTTAGCTAATGTAACAGGTGCGCGAGCGCCCGTGTTTTCGTCGATTAAACGTTCTATTTCTTTAGCTGCACCAATACCTAATCCGCCCCCAGCAGCACCGCCTAATGCTGTACCTACTGGGCCGCCTAAAAAAGTACCGCCAGTACCACCTACTATAGCTCCTACAGTACCTAGCCCTGCTTCAAGAATAGGGTAGCCGTAATCTTTAGCTAAGTTGCGTTTAGGAATTGCATCCGCAGCGGGTGCTACAGGCGCTACAGGCGTTAACGTTGGCGCTTCTACGCCAAATTTAGTACGGATAGCTAATTTAGTTGCATCATTTGCGTTAGTATAGTTTGAATCGTTAGCAGAATATTTATCAAAAATAGCTGCCTTAGTCGCAGCGTTAGCGTTGACATAGTTAGGGTCTTTTAATACGTCAGCAAGTGTAGCGGCCATAATTTATCCTATTACTTTAATAACGGGTTAGATGAATCTACGCCATCACCAGATGGTGTGCCACCCTCAGCCATATCGCGGGTTAAAAATTGCGCTTTGCGGTCTTTCATTAAACGAAGTATTGTTTTAGCTGCCGCAAGTTTTTTACCTGTAGGCGCCGCCGCGTTACCTAAATCACCTGCTGCAAGGTTATAAGACGCAGTATCTTTATCTGATTGAGGACCTTCAAATCTAGGTACCATTTTAAGAACTTTATCATAGATAGGCTGTAATGCACCGAGGGCTTCAGCACCCGCTGTAGTTTTACCTATAAATCCTGCGCTCATATCCCTTAATGCACCTAAACCACTACCTGTAGCCGTTTCAATTAGGCCACCTTTTTTCGTTGCATTTTCTAGTTCATTAATTGCTAAATCTAAATCTTGAGATAACTGTTGTTTAGCGGCTTTAGTTTTACTAAACTGTGCGCTAGGTTTACCTACATTTGGTTTAATTCCTATTAACGCACCAAATTTATTATATTGCGTTACATTACCCGCTTCATCAGTTAACGTAGATGCCACAATGTTTGGGTTTTGGTCGTTAGCAATACGTTGTTTTTCGCGATAATCAGTTAAATTTTGACCACGCATAGTAATATCTTGACCAGCTTTAGCTGTAGATGCAGTTATATCTTGACCGCGCATAGTTATCGCTTGGCCAGCCTTAGCTGTAGCCGCTGTAGATAAATCGCCCGCTGTCGCACCTGCACTAGCTAAGTCAGGGACACGTTGATCCATAGGTTTAGCTAAAAGATCGGCAGTTCTACGTTTTACCGCTGCTTTTTCTTCTGGCGTAAACAATGGTGACGCTGCAATATCTTCTGCATGTGCCATAATATTAGCGTCAGATGGGCGTGTACTTAAGTCACGCGCCATGCTTTGTAATATTTTTTGTTTTTCAGCCGCATTGGAGATTTGTATTTTTTGGCCTTCAAAACCTAAGTTAGTAGTTTTTGCGCCAAGATTACCTGTTTCTGCAATTCGATAAGCATAGTCAGAAGCTTCTTTAGTTTTGCCATATTTAGTTAATACATTAACTACATCATTAGGTGATTGTGCAAGCGCTAATTCATTCTTAATTTTATCTTGTTCAGCTAATCCACTCTTATACTCATTCATTTTTAGCATGTTAAGTTCGTTAGCTTGCCTTGCGTTTTGCATAGCATACGCATTAGTCATCAGCTCATTTGGTGACTGAATTTGCGGTGACATATTTTGTAATGCGATTGAATAATCAGGCATTTTTTAACTCCTAAAATTGAATACCAGGTGAAACGTTAGATGTACCTGGCGCCCCTGCGTAAGGTTGACTTGCATAGTAATTTGAAATGCCTTGACCTAACGCATTAAATCCACCACCAAGCGCTTGGTTCCATGCTTTAGCACTACCCACGTAACCTGACGCACGAGCATCGGCTGCGTTCATGTATGCGTTACCTGCGCTAGTCGCATAGTTCTGACTTGCGGTGCCTAAATTATTGGCTGTAAGTTGACCTTTTCCAGATATACTTAATAATGGGTTTAATTGATTTTCACGGTTAGTGTTGTATCGATTGTACGCGTTTGTATATTCTTGTGAGGCTAAATCTTGCCCGTAACGCGTAGCGCCTCTTAACGCAGCGCCTGACAGCATACCGCCACGTGAGGCTGCAGTACGATCTAATGCTTTAAGTCCTTCAGACATACGGAACGCATAGCCAGGATCAGCTTGATAATCAGCCATACTAAAGTTCCTAGCAGCAGAGCCGTAACCGGCTGCACCTGTGTTATCACTAAGCCCTAGCAAATCCATCAGTCTGTTTTGGCCTTTGTACCCAGCTTCAAGGAACGGTAACTGATCTTTACGCGTTTGTTGGAACTGTTCATTTTGTAGGGCGGCAGCGCGGTCTGCTGCGCCTGCTTGGGTATTAGCTGCATTTTCTGCGGCATCACTTGCCATTGATCCGCCAATAACCGAACCTGCTGCGGCTAATCCGCCACCAATTAAAGCTGCTGCACCTGCTGATATTCCAAAGGCCATGTTAACCCTCTAGTCTTTCTGTCGATAAGTTTGCGACAAGTTGTTTGTTATCTGAACCACCAATTAAATCTGTTGCTTTTGATTCTGTTAAAAGTTCTACTAATACGTCTGTGTCTGTTTCTTCTGTAGGAAAAAAGTTAGTCCATACAGAATCTTCTAGCGCATACGCTGCATTTTTCATGCCTGGCATCACAGTCAATATGTGTGGTGCCGAAATTATTGTCGTGCCATTATCAGTTACTAACTGCAGTTTTCCGCTAGATAATACAGCTAAGTTCTGTGTCTTATGAACAGCACCTGTTAACACAGTTCCTTTAGGTATTGTTATTTCTCTAGCATACATCCCTGGCGCAAAATGATGTCGCACAGGGCAGTCTACTTGTGGCACTTCTAACAATACTTCTTCTAACGCTACTACTTTTTCCTGCATCGATGTAGCTAATTGCTGTGTCATTACTGGATAAATTCCACAATGTCACCTACGTTAAGACCAGTCAAGAACGTAACTGTCGTTGAGTTAGTTTCTGTGTAGTTTAGCGTTACGATCTGTTTGCTACCGTTAACCAACACGTTTAGGCTGTTATTGCCTGGCGTGTAAGTGAAACCTACAGTAAACGCGGTTTGACCATCTGTTGCTGTTTGATAGTTTTGTGATCTAGCGGCAGGTAACCCTAAAATATTATCCATTACCCAAATCTGAACACCCGTAGATGTTTTTAACGTTAACTTGTAGCTAATACCGTCAGTCAGCCATATCTCGTATGGCGGTCTACCCGCTGCGTTTAACACGATAGGGTTTAAGTTTGCAACTAGACCTGTAGCTGAAGTGTACGTTACGGCAGGCGTTGTTGTTCCTGCTAGATAGGTGTACAATAGTCCACCTACTAATGGGGTTCCATTATCAGTAAAGAATTGCCATCCAGCGCCGCCTAACGGTGATAAACTAACAGACATATATAACTCCTAACGTAACGACAGCGCCTAGTACCGTGGCTAACCAATCATAAAAATCGCAAGTATGGATTGTTGGATGCTGATAATCATACCATTCTTTTGCAAAAGCTACTACTATTACTAACGATAAAGCGTAGTAACCGATAAAAAAGTATGCTATAAGCGCCAAGATTGACCCAACGTTAAAGTGCGCTTGCTTATCCAAAGGGACAGGGATGCGTGAGCTTGATAGTAATGCTATTAATTTTTCCATGATTATGCCGATGTAATTGTTTCCCATGCAGTAGCCCCACCTACACGAAGTTTGTTTAAAGTAGTATCAAAGTAAATTGCGCCTTTTTCATAGTACCCTGCTGCTGTAGATGTACTCATTTGAACAGGTAAAAATGTACCACTATATCTCCATAAGGCTGCTCTAATTGTATTTGTATATATAGCAAAGTCATTAGCAAGTCCATTACGCGGCATACGAATTGTATTTTGATTTTGATCGTTAAAGACTTGTACTATTCCGTCAGCGTTTAAAGCTGGTGTTTCCATATAAAACGTTTGTGCAGCTAAAGCTTGTTGCCCAAAAGAGTTAAATCCAAAGCCAGGAAGAGTTCCTGCGCCAGCACGTCCATTGACTGTACTGTTTGACTGTGCATTAACAAATATATTTGACAGACCCCATCGAATACCATTATTAATAGTTTTGTATTCTGTACCTAACCCAGCAGGAACATCATATACGTTAGGCGCAATAAATACGTTTTGAGTTACGTTGCCATCAATTAAAATAATACCATCAGCATATACGCCTAGTTGACTATTAGGTTGAACATAAAATCCATCGAAAAGATTAGCATAAATTTGATTGTTTGATGCGCCAGTATTTTTTAAATATAACGCACGGTAAACTTGATAAAGTTTAACATTTGTAAATGTATTGGAATTAAAAAATCCATTTATAACTGGTATATAAATTCCAGTTTGAACTCCAAAAATGTTAATGTTAGTAAATGATGAACCAAAGAAATATCCGCTAGTACAATCAAGTTCTAAGCCTGTCATTGTATAGCCAGCTAAAGCACCACTTGAAACATTAAAATCTCTAGTCATAATTTTAACGTCTGACATAGTTACTTCAGCGCCGTACTCAGTTGTGTAGCCATTTCCTTTTATACGAACAATACTAGTTTGATGTGTTTTAGCTGCAGCAATAGTTAAATTTTTAATGCAGATTTGATTTGTCATTGCAGGCGTATTTACTACATCTATTACCCGTGAGCTAGTTGAGCCAAAATAATTAATTACTGATCCAGTAAAATTAGTCTCTTCATTATTTTTGCCTGTCATAGCATCATAAGTTTCACCATATAAGATAAAACTTTTCCCCGTTGACAAAATTGGCGATGTAATTTTATATACGCCTTGAGGGACAAAAACAGCAAGCCCCGTATCAACAGCAGCTTGAATAGCCGCCGTATCATCTGTCGTACCGTCGCCAGTTGCACCAAAGTCTTTAACGCTGACGGTCTCAGCAAGCTTTAAGTTAATAGCTCTGTTAACTGCGCCTGTATTTGTTTGTTTAAATTTTGGTATTAAAGTTGCCATTATGCGTCCTCTGCGTCAGAAAAGTCTTTAGCCTTTAATGCTAAATAGATGGCTTCACGAGTAGCGTCTTTGATGTACTCATCGCCTGTAAATGTTAAATTTTGCCATGCAATAGGATTGTAATTCTTATCACGGGATTCTTTGTTTACATAACCTGCCATTTTAACTTCAATTACTTGGCTTTTAAATTCTTGCTGAATAACAACAACATTCCAATATGTTGCATCAATGCCAAATGCTGTGTTTACTGCTTTTAATAGTGCCATAATTAACCTACTTTCCAAGAAGTTCCATCATAATATACAGGCACTTTAGCTGAACCACCGCCTGCTACAGTAGATCCAAATACTGGTGCTAACGCATTAGTAACAAAACACCTTGCGCCTATTACTTGACCAGTAGCTGATGTAGAAGGCAAAGTTGCCACAGTAAATCCTTCGCCAATAATAACTAATGATAAATAAGTTACTGATTGAGAATTTCCAATTAAAGTTGTGTTATCACCACAACCAACTTGATTGTTTCCAATGACAATTTCATTTGCATTACCATTTGCACTAATTCCTTGACCAACATAAACGCAACCTGATTGAGCTAAAGATGTTGAATTTACTGTTATATTTGCGCCAATAGCTGTTGTAAAATCAGAATACAAGCTGCTTTGCAAACAATTTGAGCCAATAATTGTATTGTAACCATCATTGTTATCTATGCCCGCTGTATTTTGTCTAAACGCATATGCGCCTACTACAGTATTTCCGCCATTACTACTATCAGATTCAAGTGCTTGATACCCAACTACAGTATTAGATGAGATGCTATTATTAGGAATTGCAAGAGTATTTCCAACTATAGTTGAATCTACAGCACTATTTCTTCCTATCTTAATGTCATTGACAACAATTTTTGATGTAAATGTTGGACTATCATTTAATACAACACTACCAGTTCCTGTAGATGCAACACTTACAAGGTTTTTAGATGCGTTTGTAAATACAGCTTGTGATGCTGTAAGTGTTGGATAATTATTAATGCCATTGTGTGTTGTAGTGCTTGTTGCGCCTGATACTGATGAACCAATAACTATGGTAGTTGTTGAACCTGAAGTGCCACCTATTCCAAGATTAAGTAATTTAGTTACACCTGATATTGAT